GGTGCTAAAACCAAAGAACAAGCCGTACTTTATCGAGATAAATTAGGTGCTCGTGAAGCTATGGTAATTTGGCCAGATTTTGTCGGCTTTGACACTACACAAAAGCAAAATGTCACTTTAGCTGCAACGGCTAGAGCTTTAGGACTACGTGCCCAAATTGACCAGAAAGTTGGTTGGCATAAAACATTATCAAATGTTCCTGTCAATGGCGTCACAGGCATTTCTAAAGATGTATTTTGGGATTTGCAAGAGGAAAGCTCAGACTCAAATTATTTAAACGAACATGATGTAACTACTTTAATTTGCAATCAAGGCTATCGTTTCTGGGGATCTCGTACTTGTTCTGCTGATACATTATTTGCGTTTGAAAACTATACGCGCACCGCTCAAGTATTAGCTGATACCATTGCTGAAGCACAATTTCAATTAGTTGACGTACCAATGCATGCTTCTTTAATTAAAGATTTAATTGAATCAATTAATAATAAATTCCGTGAATTAAAATCTAATGGTTACATTATTGATGGTAAAGCATGGTTTGATCCCGAAACTAATACAGCGGACATTCTAAAAGCAGGAAAATTATATATTGATTATGATTATACACCAGTGCCGCCACTTGAAAATCTTATGTTACGCCAACGCATTACCGATAAATATTTGGTTGAGCTGGCTAATGCTGTCGCCACTAACTAAGGAGAACAATTAAATGGCTCTACCAAAAAAACTCAAATACTTTAACGTTTATGTCAATGGAACCTCTTTTGCTGGTGTAGTCGAATCATTCACACCACCAAAATTAACTCGAAAATTTGAAAATTATCGTGGTGCGGGTATGCCAGGGAGCGTGCCAATCGACATGGGATATGAAGATGATGCATTAAATATTGAATGGACAATCGGTGGGTTAGCTCACGAAGTACTGAAACAACATGGAGGTTCGCTCAATGGCGTCACATTACGTTTTGTAGGTGCTTATCAAAAAGAAGATAGTGAAGACTTTGTTAAAGTTGAAATTATTGTTAACGGACGCCATAAAGAGCACGATCGTGGTGAGCTTAAACTAGGTGAAAGCAACTCAACAAAAATTACTACGCAATGTACTTATTATAAAGAGATCGTCGACAATGAAGAAATTACTGAAATCGACGTAATCAACATGATTGACAAAGTAAACGGTGAAGATCGTCTATCCAAAGCACGCAATGCCATTGGACTATAACAATTTATTTAAAATTAATCAGTAAAATAAAAAAGCCCGCAAGGGCTTCTCACGAGGGAAAACAAATGACTAACAGCAAAAAAATCACTTTAAAAACTGGAATTAAATCGGGTAAAACCACCATAAACGAATTTACTATCCGCAAACCTTTAACGGGTGATTTACGTGGTGTTAAATTGCTAGAATTTATTGATTTAAATATCGACTCATTAGCAAAAGTATTACCACGCATTACGACACCATCTATTGCTGAACATGAAGTATTTAATTTAGATTTAATTGATTTATCGGAAATTACTAAAGAGGTGATCAATTTTTTGTCCCCGAACTCGAACGATGCCAACAAGGAATCCCTAACCGAGTAGAAGAGGCAATGGCAGATATTGCGCTAATCTTTCATTGGCATCCGTCTGCCATGGATGAATTAAACTTATCTGAACTTATGGAATGGCGAGAGCATGCTCGCGTCAGAAATGGCACCGATAATCAATAATAATCGATAAATTATAAAAAATAAAAGGTGCCATTTGACGTTGTTGATTTTTATATAATTTTAAAAATCAAATCATTATTTAATTAATGCGCTCAATATAAACATCATTAATCAAAATCAGAAAAATCAAAGTTTATTAATTATGTGCAAAAAATTTAAAAAAAAACCGAAAACCAAAAATAACAGATCTAGAGCAAATAGTAAAAATAAGCCTCAATCTAATGCAAGGTCTTCTGAAATTATTGAGTTAAAAAAAATTAATGAGCAGGCTAATTCCAACATCGTTAACAAAATTTCAGATAATCAAGAAAAAAGAATCTCGAAAAGTAAAGAGATAAAAGAAGTTGGAATAAATATCGTCAAGCCGGTATTAAAAACAGTTGAAAATACAGTTAATTATTCTATTGAACTTGAGTTGGCAATGAATAAGGTAGCGAGACAAGTTAAAAGTCTACGTGATCTACAAGGAAAACCAGCTAAATTATTTAATAATATGAAAGCTCAAATTCAATCACTCAGCCAACAAATATCGCCCTCCAAAGGAACATTAGGTATTGCTGAACAAGTAGAATCGAATGCCAAATTAGATATAACTAAACAAAGCGGTCCAATAAGTGAACAACACAAACAACTGCAGAATTTAACCGGAATCTCGGCAATGTCAACCAATAATTTGCCTTTACTTAATCAACAACAATCATTGATAAATAATCCAAATACATTTAATTCATCACAAATAAAAGCAGATATTGACTGTAAAAGCCTCATATCACAATTTGAATTGTTGAGTGCCACACTAGCTTATAGCTTAAATTCTGTCGGTGGCATCATACAAGGTTTAATAGCATTGTTAACCGAACTCACAGCAAATACCCAGCAATGGATTAATAACTTTCTTAAGTTTATAAACACCTTTAATGAAATAATCTCAATTATATCTAGTGTAAAAACAATATTAGATGAACAAGGAAACGATCCTATTAAAAACTTAACTAATTCATTTGGTGAGTTAGAAAATGTTCTCACAATATTTGATGAAATAATCTCAATTACATCTAGTGTAAAAACAATATTAGATGAATTAGGAATCAATTCTATTACAACCTTAATTAATTCATTTAAAGGTTTAGGAAATGTTCTTACAAAAGTTGGTCAATTTCTAAAAGGTCCTACAGGACTCGCCTTTATGGCAATTGCAGCAGTAATTGTCGTTGTTGCTCTTTTAATTCGAAAATATTGGGAACCAATCAGTGCTTTTTTCATTGGTTTTTGGGAAGGACTTATCAATGAAATACAACCATTAATAGATATATTTATGGATATATTTTCTTTTTTAGGTCCAATATTTACTGCTATAGGTAATGCAATTGGTGAAGTAATAAACTGGTTTAGTGAATTATTATCACCAATAAAACTAACTAATGAACAGTTTGAAAGTTGCAAATCGGCTGGAGTATCTTTTGGCTCAGTTATTGGCAAAATTTTTATGTCAAGATTCAATCTGTTAATTAACCTGTTTAAAACGCTTAAAGAAAAGATAGGTGATGCTTGGGATCTTATTATGTCATTACCTGACAAAATAGCTTTAATACCAAGCAAAATAAAAGAGTTTTTTACTGGCGAAAATGGGTTGTTAACCATGTTCATCAAGTTTGGAGGCGATATTGTTGAAGGGCTAGTAAATGGCCTAAAAAAACGATGTAATGAATTAAAAGATAGCATATTAGAGCTTGGTAGTAATGTGTGCAGTTGGTTCAAATCAAAACTAGGAATTAATTCACCATCTAAAGTCTTTAAAGAATTCGGTATTAACACTATATCAGGCTATCAACTCGGGATTGATAGAACGCAAGGTAGTGTTCTAGATTCAATGAGTAAATTTGCTGACAAAGTCACAAAAAATGCACCACAAATGCCGTTGAATACCATGAATAATAGAACAAATACTGTTGCAAATTCTGGGAATAGTAATATTCAAGAAGGAATATCACAATACTACATTACCATCAATGCAGCACCTGGCATGAATGAACAAGAAATAGCCAGAGTTATCACTCAAGAACTTGATCGTCGAGAACAACAGAAATTATTTCAAATTAGAAGCAGCTTAAGGGATATTTACTAAAATGATGATGTGTTACGGCTTTTTTGTTTTCTGCTTAAAAACATTACCCTATCAAAATATGATAGTAAACAAAAGTTGGAACTGGGCTACTAATGATAGAGTCAACAAACGTTCAGCATTACAATTTACCGGCCCTAATAACGAAACAATAACTTTATCAGGTACAGTATACAGTGAAATAACCCATGGTGGGGTCAGTATTGACCTTTTGGAACGTATGGCGGATTTATCAGTACCAATGCCACTCATTGAAGGCGACGGTGTACCACTTGGTTTTTTTGTACTAAATAATGTTGATAAAACTTACACCGAACTAAATCGTAACGGCACTCCGCGGAAAATTGATTTCACCATCAAACTAACTAAAGTTGATATTCCTGACTTTTTTAGTGAAAGTGCAATCAAAGACATTATAGATATTATTAAATAGGTGCAATATGGCTAGTCCTTTCTTTAAAATTATGTTATTAAATGATGAAAAAAAACTAGATATCACCCCAAAGTTTGATAATCGCCTAATATCAATGACGATTGAAGATAATAATGGATTTGAAGCAGACACAATTGATTTGGTTATTGATGATTCTGACCAAAAAATAAAGTTACCTCAGAGAGGGGCAAAACTAGAAGTTACGCTTGGCTGGTCAGCTGACAACCAAAATACCACTATTAATAATAAACAAGAGGTAATATTGGGAGCAAATATAAAAAATATTTTTAACATCACACAAGTTACTCATTCTGGAGCACCTGATATCATCACTATTAGAGGAGCTAGTGCCAATCTATCCGAAAAATTTATAAATAAACTTCATGAACGAATGTATGACAATATTACTATTAATACTTTAGTATCGACTATTGCCTCAACAAATACTTTACCATATCGTTGCTCAGAAGAAATTGGTTCTATAAAGATATTTAACGTTTATCAAACGAAAGAATCAGATAGCTCCTTTCTTACTCGAATAATTGATGAGTATGGAGGAGGCATGAGCATCAAAAATGGTATGCTATTAGTATTCAAGAAAGGACAAGGGATTACCGTAAATGGTAAGGCTATTCCACCAGCAGTTATCAAAAGAGAATCTGGAAACTCACATTCTTATACCATAAATAATGATAGTGAATATACAGGCGTAAAAGCCTTTTGGTATGATTATAGCAAACCTGAACCAGAGCAACATGAAATTATATATACAAAAAAAACAACTAATGAAACAACTAATGAAATAAATAATGAAACAAATAATGAAATAAATAATGAAACAAATAATGAAACAAATAATGAAACAAATAATGAAACAAACGTATCTAAAAGTGAAACTGACGATAAAAATAATGAAGATAAGATCAAAATAATAAGATATGTTTATGCAACTAAAGAAAGTGCTGAACAAGCAGCTAAAACCACAATGGAAAAAATTGAACGTGGTATAGCAACTTTTTCACTTAAACTTGCCTTAGGTCGCCCAGATTTATTTACCGAAATGCCAGTTAGAGTAGAAGGTTTCAAAGAAGAAATAAACTCTACTGATTGGACAATTAAAAAATGTACACATTCATTAAGTAGATCATCAGGTTTTACAACTGAAGTTACATTGACAATTAAACCATAAAAACAAATTTAATTAATTTTATCAAAAATTCATCAATAATTTCAATTCTCAGCAAATGATGGCTCATCACAAAGAGTCATCAATGTAATCTACAAAAAATAATTTAAATTAATAAGTTATCAAACTATAGCTCATCTAAAATTTACGACTATTTAATAAAAGACAAAACAAAATTAATAAAAAGTAAA